TGACTATTATCCTCATGGCTGGCAAAGCTTTGATACCATGCTGACTACTAAAGTGCTACGCTTTCGGTCAGTAATGGAACAACAGAATGACGTGAACTTTGATACGGCTGAAGATTGTTTGAGAGATCTTATCAATTACGCAGCTCGTTGCATCGTTTACTTGGAAAGGAATAAGTAATGTACATCACGATTTTGAAAGTAATTAACACAGCTGCATGGGGAATTCTAATTGGCCTTCTTATGGTTCTAGTAGACTTCTATTTAATTCCCGGAGGAATGTACTAATGATTGCACCAGTAATCTTTACACGTGGTAGAGTGGATAATCAAGTCACTCTATCACAAATGCCGTCAATGTATCAGAACCTGACTACCTTGCTTGTCTATCCCGAGGAATACGATGAGCATAAAGAACGTTATGGTTCTATTTGTAGCGTAAGAGCGTGTCCTGACGAGGTCCGAGGGATCGCTAAACGACGTGAATGGGCTGCAAAGAACATATCTGAAGGCGTAATTCAGTGGCAGCTTGATGATGACCTTACTTTTTGTAAAGCAAAGCGTGACGGTATGGACGGCTCATGGCCTTTCCTTAAGTTTACCGCCATGGAAGATGAGGACTGGAATGAGCTTTTTAAAGACATACATACCGCGTGCGATGTCGGCTTCAAAGTTGGAGGACTCGGTCAGAGAATCTCACCGGCAGGTATTGGTGACTTTCCTGGTAGTGCTAACTCTCGGGTATACACTAATACTTGGTTTGATTTTCGGACCATCAATCCTGACAGCTATGACTGGATAGGTGAAGCATGGAACGATGATGAGTTCTTACCAGAAGATTTTCATATTCAATGTCAGATGGTAAAAGCTGGTATTCCCGTATTGAACTTTAACAAGTGGGGCTCAGCAGGTAATAAAACTCAAGCAGCCGGTGGGTGCGCAACTACACGTACAACAGATAATCATAATCGTGGTATGATTAAGTTTGCTGACGTGTGGTCTGACTGTGCTACACTACGTTGGAAAGATGGCTGGGAAAAAGGTACAAAGAAAGCTGCTTTGACTATCCGTCTTGGCAAACTGTGGCCTCATTCCAAAGACCGTCTTGTTGAGATGGAAGATGAGCTGCGCTCAAAACTTGGTGCTCCAAAGAAAGAGCAAGCAAAGAAACTTCAGAAAGAAGCCAATCGCCGTAGAGAGGAGGCACAAAAGAATGGATGAAGATATCTATATGATGACGAAAGTCGTACACTCAATTGAAGACGCAATCAATAGCATTGAGTCTCTTGATTTTGAAGGGTTTCAAGAACAACTCACTTCGGTTCAAGCTACTCTTGAAGACTTGATTGTTGACGTTGAGCACACAATTCAAAATGCAGAAAGGATTATGAATGACTACGCTTAATGTAGCAGATATTCGTAAAGCTTTTGGTCTTATGTACATGCATAACGTGCAGGACCAACACCCAGAAGGAATGTTGGAGCTCCTTGGTGCGTCATTCGTAACCACTGAGGAGTCCATCTTTGGCGAACCTAATGTAGACTACATGGTTGCCGAGCGTGACTGGTACGATACACAGAAATGTAACGTTAATCCTTTGAACGAGCTTTATGGTAAAGTGCCAGTAATTTGGAAAGAACATGCAGCAAATACTCGTGGTGAGATTAATTCTAACTACGGTTGGTGCGTGTACTCAAAGGAAAATGGTAGCCAATACGATAACGTCTTGCGTGAACTGAAAACAAATCCGAATAGCCGTCGTGCTACGATGATTTACACTCGACCGTCTATGCATAACGACTATCGTGAAGACGGTAAGAACGATTTCATTTGCACTAACGCAGTTACCTATTACATTCGTAATGGAGTGCTTCAGACCGTGGTTCAAATGCGTTCTAACGACGTTGTCTTTGGCTATATGAATGACTACTACTGGGCTCAAGTTGTGGCATCTCGCCTTGCAATCGATCTTGACATTGAAAGCAACAGCGACATGTTTTGGCAAGCTCAAAGTCTTCATATTTATCCACGACACTTTCATCATGTACAAAAGTGGTGTAAAGAAAACTTGTAATGGAATTAGTAGACTCATGGACGCATTGGTGGTTGCTGCTTATGGTAACCATCAATACGTTCCTAAACCTAATAGTTTTCTTCAAGCACCGCTTTAGAAAGGGAAAGAATGAATAGGTTTATCGTAGACATAGAACCTGACGCGATCGCTCAGCAACTATGCGACAAACATATCGTAAAGATGCCGTTGGAAGAGGCTCAAATGCTTTGTACCGTCTTGCATCTTTACGCTCCCGTCTTTGCTGAAAGGCGAGGACTGTATCGTGCTGTACATAAGAACCATCCATGTACTAAGTGGGCTGGTGAAACAAGATCTAATTACCGTTGGGCTTGGAAACTGTACGACGCTATGCTAAATGAGTACACTTATAGATATAAGAAAATACATGGTGCAAGTAAGCACCGTACTCTGCTAAAACACGCTAACGTCTTGATACCAGAAGGTCCATTGACGCAGCATCCACAATGTTTTAGTGGTCACGATGATTTAAAGACAGACGAGTTCTGGCCTGTAAACGCTTATCGTGGCTTCTACAAACGAGATAAAATAAGATTTGCTACATACAAGAATAGGAGTGAACCACATTGGCTAGTAAATGGGTAAAAGACATTAACGAAATGCATGATAAATTTGGAGTAAGCGATTGGGTAGGCCATAAGATTTTTGATGGAGACGCTCATACGCTAAAACAGTTTCTTGCTTTTCGAATTAATTTTCTAGAGGAAGAGTTGAATGAAACAAGTCAAGCTTTTAGTGAACAAGATCCAGAAGAAGTTATCGACGGTCTTATTGACCTATGTGTTATTGCCATTGGTACGCTTGATATACTGGGAGTTGATGCAGACAAAGCATGGGATCAAGTTCATAAGGCTAATATGGCCAAAGAACCCGGAGTCAAGGCTAGCCGGCCTAATACGTTCGGCTTACCGGACTTGATCAAGCCAGAAGGTTGGGAAGGACCTAACCACGAAGATAATCATGGAGATACATCTTACTTTGTATAGGAGAAAAGCAATGAGTGAGACTACAGATTTTTTAGGACAAGAGTTTGAAGTAGCTACTTGTCCTGACTGTGGACGTGATGTTCAAGTCATGCAAATTGACGACGATACTGACGTCTGTCCGATTTGTAGTAATAAACTTGTTATGGAAGGCGAAGCATAAGCTTCGCTAACCATGAATTAACCGTCTTAAGGACAGAAAGGATTGCGCATGCAACTCGTATTTGATATTGAAACCGACGGTCTTCTTGATGAGATGACGGTTTGTCACATGCTTGTATGTCAAGACGCCGTAACTAAAAAGCTGTACAGATTTGCTGATCAGCCAGGGTTTCCAACAATTAAGTCTGGTCTAGACTTTATGAATACAGCTGCCGCACTTGTTGGCCACAACATTATTGGATTTGATCTAATGGCGTTGGAAAAGCTATATGGTTGGAAGCCTAATGATAACGTTAGGGTGATTGATACTTGGGTCATGTCTCAAGTACTGAACTACCAAAGACCTCATAAACATGGTCTTGCAGGCTGGGGTGAATACCTTGGCTACGCTAAACAAGACAACTCGTCTTTCAAAGAGACCGGTTGGAAAGAGTACTCACCACAAATGATGGAGTACTGTACTCAAGACGTACAACTAAACTTAAGAGTGTATGAAGTCTTGCTAGCTGAACTAAACGAAGCTGTAAAGATTAATCCACTTATCAAGAAAGGTTTGCTTGTCGAGCATGACATCGCATTCTTCGAACGTGAAGTTCGTAAGAAAGGCTGGCTGTTTGACACTGATAAGGCTCATTACAATCTAAATCTTATGCGTAAGCATATGAATCGCATTGAGTCTATTATCGAACCCCGTCTTGGCACGACTGAAGTGTTTATCGATAAGACACCGAAGACTGCAAAGTATACGAAGAAAGGTCTATACACTGCAACTACGACTCGTATCTTATCTGAAAAGCTAGGTCGTACGGTACTGGCCGAAGAGGCCATATCTGACAACCCTCCAGTGGCTCCAGGTGAAGAGTTCCAGCGTTCTACAATAGAACCTGTTACTCTATCAAACATGGACAAGGTCAAGGACTGGCTGTACACGATTGGCTGGCAGCCTGACGACTGGAACGTAAAGAAAGGAGATAACGGTCAGTGGATCAGAACAGGTCCAAAGCTAACATCAACTTCATTGGCTAAGCTCGGTCGCATTGGTAAGTTGGTAGATCGTTATTATACTATCAAGAATCGAGCAGCAACCATCAACTCATGGCTAGAAAGGATTGAGAAAGATGGAACAGGTTCTTATCGACTTCATGGTAGGATGTGGACTGTTGGTACTCCAAGTTTTCGCTGTCGTCATGAAGTTATCGTCAACCTACCGGCGGTGGATGCTTCCTATGGAAGGATGCTCCGTGAACTATTTATTTCTGAGACAGGCTATCGAGTTGTTGGCGCGGACTCTGCTGGTAATCAGCTCCGCGGTCTATGTCATTATGTGGGAGATAGTAATTACACCGACCTTGTCATCAACGGTGATCAACACAGCCGCAATGCTGACGTTTTGGATTGCAGTCGGAGCCTTGCTAAATCTTTTCTTTACGCTATCTTGTTTGGGGCAGGTGATGCGAAGCTTGGCCAAACTCTTTACGGAGTAAGCAATGCAGCGAAAGGAAAGGAAGCAAGACATAAATTTATGGCTAATCTGCCAGGGTTTGAAACACTGGTACAAAAGCTTAAGTCAGTATTCAACCGATACGGATGCATACCTGGTTTGGATGGCCGCAAGGTTTATGCTAGGTCTGACTATCAGGTCCTTAATTATCTCTTGCAAGCTGCTGAAGGTGTTACTTGTAAAGCAGCTGTTAGTTACGCCATGCAAAAGATTAAAGAGGAAAATCTTGACGCTTACCCAGCTATATTTTACCATGACGAACAGGCTTGGATTGCTAGTGAGAAAGACGCTAACAGAGTTGGTGAAATTCTGAAAGACTCTTTTCATGAAGCGCCTAAGTGGTTTGGCGTAGAGTGTATGGATGGTGGCGACTATGTAGTAGGAAGGAGCTACGCTGATGTACATTGATCTTGATAAGATTGATGAAGTACCGACAAGTCTGCTAGAGGAAATACACACTCTGGCAGGCTTCGAACTTCAAGATAGAGAAGTAACAATGGAATACAAAAGAACTGCAATGAATCTTCATGGAGATGGTTGGAACTATACATGCCACCCTATTCAAGAAGGCTACGAAACTAAAGAGTGGTTTGATATTGTAAGATCTCAATATGATAAGTATGAGGTAAAAGACGTGCTTGCATATAGTAATCCTAATTATGATCCACTAACCTGCCCTGCTGAATGGCTTTATAATCCTGATCTAAGGCCTAAGCCAGAGTGGGGTGTTGAAGTAATATGGAGAAAGTATGGCCAAGAAAACTAACAAAGATACTATGTATTTCCAACTGAAACCACGTAAGCGAGTAACGTTTACTGGTAAGAAATACAGTACACGTAAAAAGTATAGAGGACAAGGACGATGAAACTATTTATCGATGCTGATAGCATTCTATTCAAGGCGGCATGCACACAAGATAACGTGCATGACACTAAGAATGTAGTTGATCGAGTTATTCGTGACGCTATGGTAGATTGCTGGGCAAAAGAAGTCTATCTTGCTGTTAAAGGCAAAGACAATTTTCGTTATAACATTTACGCTGACTATAAAGCTACGCGTAAAGATAAAGAAATGGACGAAAAGCTGCGTGAAAGACTTAATGCTGCGTACTTACACATCGTAGAAAAATGGAATGCTGTACCTGCTGATGGCATGGAAGCTGACGATCTAGTCTGTATTTGGGCTTATGAAGCTAGAGAAGCTGAAGATAACTGGGTGATTGCTCATATTGACAAAGACATAAATCAAATTGCTGGTAATCATTACAACTACAATACAAAAGAGGTTTACTTTGTTGATGACGACACGGCAGACATGAACTTTTGTATTCAGCTTTTGATTGGCGATAGTGGTGATAATATTCCTAAAATACGTAAAGGATACGGCGTAAAGACGGCTCAAAAGGCCTTAGCCGGTACCACTTATGATAACCGTATTGATCGAGTAGTAAATGAATGGCAACGTGGATATGGACGTGGCTGGGAAAAGCAATTGAATATGATTGGCAACTTGATCTATATGAAAAGAACATGGGATCTAGAGGAATGGAATTATGAGGATCGTTATACCGGGAAAACCGATGTCAGCCAACAGGATGGAGGGCATAAGAGCAGTAGTGACCAAGGACGGGAGGAAGTTCACACAGACGTACCCGACAGCGGAGTACAAGGAGTTTCTGGAGAGGTTCAAAGCGAGTACGGACTCGATGGAATGGGAGTTCGATTCCACGAAGCTATTGAAAATAACTTTGACAGCGAAGTTCAGCAATAAGGCAAGTGATCTTGATAACGTTGCTAAGCCTACGCTAGATGCTTTACAACACGTGTTTAATTGGAATGACAAGTACGTATATGAAATGCATATGTACAAAGAGATCGTCAAGAAAGGAGAAGAGGAGTTAAACATCCATGTTGAAGAACTCGAAGAAGACGTATGAAGAAGAGCTTGATGAGCTTGCGTTTCAGCAACTTGACTACAAATCAAAAGCCAAGAACCGACGTCATCAAAAACAAATCAATGCCATGAAAAAGAAGGCAAGAAAGAAAAATCGATATGACCGTGAATGGAACTAAAAGACATCCATGTCCTGACTGTGGTAGCTCTGATGGAGTAATGATTGACCCAGCTGATGGACATACGTATTGTTTTGCATGTAAGAAAAGAAAGAAGGAATATATGTTAGATGCACCCGCTACCGATACAGGTTCTTATGGACCAGTACTCGTCTCCGATATTCATAACTATCCTAGTCTTGAGCTTGCTAGTAGGAATATTTCGAAGGAAGTAGTTACGTTCTTTGGTGTAAAGACTCACCAATATAACGATAAACCTGCTCACTTCTATCCTTATGGAGACGACTGTTACAAAGTAAGGATTTTGCCTAAAGACTTTCGAGTATTGGGCAAACCAACAAAACTATTCGGGCAACGTGAGTTCAATAGTGGCGGCAAGATGTTGGTTATTACAGAAGGCGAGATCGACGCACTCAGCGTAGCACAGGCATCCATGTCTGTCAACAAAAAGATCTGGCCTGTAGTATCTGTACCATCTGCTAGCCAACTAAGCGTTGTTCTAGATAATCGTGGTTGGATCAGACAGTTTGAGACCGTAGTACTATGGTTTGATAACGATGAGGCCGGTCAGAAATGTGTACAACAAGCCGCTAAGATTATCGGCTTTGATAAAATTAAAGTAGTTGAGTCTGATAAGTTCAAAGACGCTAATGAACTACTGCAAAGTGAAGGACCACAAGCCGTTAACTCAGCTATTTGGTCAGCATCAGCTTACAGCCCAGCTGGTATCATTACTGGTGAAGCTGTGTGGCAGCAGTTTCAAGAACGACGTCATGTTGAAAGCGTGCCTTATCCTGAATGTTTGAACGGACTTAACGACAAACTGAAAGGAGTAAGACTTGGTGAAATTACCCTATTTACTAGCGGTACTGGCAGTGGTAAAAGTACTGTCATTAAAGAGATTGTTCTTAATCTACTTGACAAGACTGACGATAAGATCGGACTCATATCTCTCGAAGAAAGTGTGGGAGATACTGCCGAGAAATTCATCGGAATGGCTATCAATAGAAACCTCGTGGACGCTGCAGACCTCACAGAATCTGAGCTTAGATCAGGATTTGAGCAGGTATTCAGTGACGAACGACTTATTCTACTCGATCATCAAGGCTCAGTGGAAGATAGCAGTCTCATCGATAAGATCGAATACATGTGCCTTATGGGCGCAAAGTATCTCGTTCTTGACCACATTACTATCGCGGTATCTGAAGGTACTGAAGGTCTGGCTGGCAACGCGGCTATCGACAAAGTAATGAGTGATCTACTTAAGATTGTAAAGAAGCATAATGTCTGGCTTGGACTTATTAGCCACTTGCGTAAGTCAGGTGGTAAAGCTTTCGAAGAAGGTAACATGGCATCTATTGACGATGTCAAAGGTTCTGGTTCGATCAAGCAAATTAGCTTTGACATTATTGCCTTTGCACGTAACCTAACTGCAGAGAAAGAGGAGGACCGTAATCGTGTCAACTTCACAGTACTCAAGTCTCGATTTACAGGCCTCACTGGACCAGCTGGAACTGCCCTTTACAATCGAGAAACAGGTAGACTCAAGGAAGGAAACGGATTTGGGATACTATAAGAATAAGCAGATCAAACAAGACGATCTGTACATGGGAATTGCTCACTTAATTGCTTTGCAGTCTCATGATACTAAACACCAAGTTGGAGCCGTCATAGCTAAGGGTACTAATATCCTTAGCTACGGCTGGAACGGTACTCCACATGGTATGGATAACAATACCCGTCATAGAGACGGTACAACTAAGTGGGAAGTTATACATGCAGAAGCAAACGCGATATGTAAACTGGCTTCATCAACCTCGTCGTCTGAAGGCGCCACTCTATACTCGACTCTTTCGCCATGTACGGAATGTACTAAGCTTATTCTTCAGTCTGGTATCGAGCGTGTTGTCTATTGTGAATGCTATCAAGATGAGGCTCTTCTACTCTTAGAGAAGAATGGAGTATCTGTTGAGAAATATTGAACTACGTGACGGTACAGATGAGGTTGTTAAGTATCCTGAAGATATGTACTGTGTGTATGTTCACAAAGATCCTGAAACGCTTGATGTGGTATACGTAGGTAAAGGTACACTGCATCGAGCTTTTCAGATGACACATAGAGGATATGACCACCATGTCTGGCTACTAGAAAAGCTAGAAAAGTTTGAAATACAGGAGATAGTAGAAATCAAGGGTGGCAACATGACTGAGCAAGAAGCTCTAATTGTTGAGACACATGAAATTAAATGCTGCTTAAGGTATGGATGTAATCTATTTAACGTTGTACATAATCCGTACCGCAGAACGAGGAGAAAACATGCAAGAGATAATGGAATATCTGGAGCAGAAAGTGGAGAACACTCCGCAAAGATGGGCAGTGAAGCTTGTCAAGGAACACGAGATCTCGATCAAGCAGTTAGTGTATGACGCACTTACCATTTTACAGTATCACTTCAGAAAGACTTCAGTATCTGAGTCAGCGACATGTAAACTCACAGCAGCATCTGTTGCTATCGGTAAGAACGTATTCTTAAGGAAAGGACTGGAGCTAGGTTTCCGAGCAGACGTAACGCTTGGCGACCTAGTTCTAGAAGGTTTCTACGAGTGCGGATACATTAGCATATATCGAGCACCAACAGAAGCGCAAATTGCATGGGAAAATAATCCAGTAGGTAAACGCCCATACAGTCGCGCACCATACATGATTGAAACCGCCAAGCGTTGGCTTGAAGTTGGCACATTACCAGATGTAGTTGTAAGTGACTTAATTCAAAACACTACGTTTGAACCTATCAAGCCTATAACGCAGCTGTTTCAAGATAACGGATATCCAGTGATTAAGCATTGGGGATTTGACAAAGACAAAGAGTTCAAAGAATATTTGGAAGAGCCGTTTGTAAAGGCAATTGATAAGCTGCAATCAACTGCATGGGAAATTGACTCTGATATTCTTGACGTGGTTAGGAACAATAAAGATAAGTTCGTAACTGAGAAACTAAAAGTAGCAGACGAAACAGGTAAGAACTACCGTTACTGTATCTTTGGAAATAACAAAGAACTGGAAGGTAAAAACCTGTACTGGAACGGAGACATATTCAGACCTGATCTAGGTAATAAGTCTTTGGAAAAGAAATACTATGGCGAACTACGACGCATGACTAACAAGCTTCGTAATAAGCCAAATAAGAAGCCATTGGAAACTCTTCAACGTAAGTACGATGAGGCAGCTACTAACTGGAACGCTAAGCTTGTATTGCTGAAAAACAGAAGTAAGTTTGATGCATACAACATGACGGTACAGAAGGCTTCTGCTTTAGAAGGAAGGCCTTTCTATCAGTATATAGACGCGGACTACAGAGGACGACTATACTATCGTGAATCCTATATCAATTACCAAGGTAAGGATATTGAACGTGGTATGCTTAAGTTCCACAAGTCTAGGATACTTGATGAGAAAGGTCTTTTTTATTTAGCAATACACACTGCGTCTTCATACAACCAAACTTATTCTATTGATGAGATACCAGACTATTTCGAGGCAGACTATAGAGGACACCTCGAAAGGCAAGGGTTGCACGACATTTCAGTAGATAAGATGACTATTGAAGACCGAGTAAGATGGGTTCTCAACAACCAAGACTTTATTACAAATACTTGGGAAAATAAGACAATACACGAAAAGGCAGAAAAACCTGTTGTATTTCTTGCTTGTTGTAAAGAATGGCATGCATTCTGGTGCAGCTCGTCAAACGGAAGTGTGTATCTAACCAACCTACCAATCCCTATTGATGGTAGTAATAACGGTTGGCAACACCTAGCTGCGATTTCTAAGGACGAAAAGGCAGGAGAGTTAGTAGGACTAGTGCCTATTGAAATACCACAAGACTTCTACGTTCAAACTGCAAAGGCTTTACGATCACGTATGCCGGAATGGTTCGAACAAAGAGACATGCCAATGAAACATATCCGTAAAGGTATTTCTAAGCGTGGATCTATGACGAGAGCTTACAGTGCTGGCCACTTGGCTATTGCGCTTAACATGTATGCTGACTGCTACGCAGAAGGCTATCATAGCAAGTACGATATTACTATGTCGGACTGTAATGACTTGTCTTATAATCTAATTAAGGCAATCGATGAAGTCTGTCCTGGTCCTTTAGAAACCATGAGCTATTTGCAAACTCTAGCAAGTTACATTGTAACCGAGCTAAAGCAGGAAAATATTCGATGGACTACACCTTCTGGATTTCCAGTAACGTACGAAAACTACGTAATGGAAGACATTAAGTGGAAGTCATGGATCTCAGACATGCGCATTCAGCATGTTGGTAACGAGCCAAGACTTGTGTATGGTAAGAAAATACCTAGTCCTGGTGGCTTTGCTTCTGGTATCAGTCCCAACTACATTCATAGTATGGACGCGTCTCATATGGCTATTGTAATAGCTAACTGGGACGGCGAGTTTGCAGCAATACACGACTCCTTCTCTACTCACGCCTGTGACGTAGAAAAACTGGTGTTTCTAACAAAGGAAGTATTCATAGCAATGTACGATCATGAAGACTTTTATGAGATCATTGCAGAAAACCTGTTAGACGATCCGTCTGGGTTTAACTATGATTACCAATTAGGAAACTTAGAAGTTAAGAGTATCGCAGACAGCGATTACTTCTTTGCATAGGAGGAGAAGTGTTTAAAGTGCACGACAACGGAATGCTTGGACTTGACTACGATCAGGTCCAGGCAACTTACAAATACGGTATTATCTTTAATGATGGCCGTGAACTTATATTACCACAATCTATTATGAGGATAGTCAATGCCCAAATCGAAAAACAAGAAGCAGTATTACGTGGACAAATACATTGATGGTAAGGTTGAAATGTCGCATGGTCCTTTCTCTCATAAAGACGCGACAGATTTACAAGGAGCTCTAAGACTGACTACAAAGCAAGACGCTAAGTACGAAGTTAGAGAAGAGAAACTATGACAGAAACGGTGTTTATTTTTCTTATCACCATGTCGCTACCTTCAGGAGAAATAGTGACTAACTCTTCTATACATGATGATTGTCCAAATCAGATAATGGTATATGAAGAATACTCTTCAATGCAAAACAAAGGACTTGTTATTGATTGGCAAGCTGGCTGTTTTCAACTACAGTTGAAGAAAAATATAGGCTCATAAAAAAAGGGGTATCCTAAGCATTACGCTCGGGATACCCCTATTTTTTTTTTATCCAATGTCGATTTGTAAGATGTCAGAGTCTTTAGCCATGTTAAATAGATTAGCTCTATTCTCAGCTACAGTCTTAACTGTCTTAGTATTTCTTGACTCGATGTTCAATGCAGTCATCATGCGATTGAAAAAGTCAAGCATCTGTTTTGGAGTAAGTTGTTGTAAATGCGGAGCCGATTCTCCTTGCTTGTACATCTGTGGAATCACGTACTCTTTAGCAATCTTCTTTGCTGTGTTACGCTTTACAGCTTCATAAGCCTTAACTGACTGGCCTTTCGGTCTTGGTGGAAAGTCCATAGTATCGTACAATGTAGATACCAAGTTATCGAACGGCGTATCATCAAGACCCTTTGCTGGATCGAGCAACCAACCGAAAGCACGATACTTACTGTCCATACTCACGTCTACTGGCTGGTTAGGGTCCATGTCTGCCAATCTTTGCTTAAAATCAGCAATAGTTTTTGGCGCCCAAGTACCCATGATCTCATCTACGTACGAGTATTCTTGAATTGTATTCCACCAGTTCCTATTTGCATGCCGCCTGACCTTCCTCGCACTCGCCAGGTCTGTCTTAATAGCGTCCATGATAGGTAACATGTAAGAGTTGTTCAAGTCACTCCACGATTCCCGTGTAAAGGTCTTATTCATCCACGCTCCGTCAATTCCTTGGATAACGGCGGGAATAACTCGACCTCGGCCCCATCCTCCAGGCTTTCCTTGTCTGAGAGCAGAACCAGAAGGAGTAGAAGAGTAGATAGGAACTCCACCGGCCTTGCGACCAGAAGGCAGTGTGACGTTAATATTACCTTTCAGCTCTTTAATCATAGACTGACGAGCGCCGATGTAGTTGTCTACACCAATGGCGTTCTTCACAACCATAATATCGTCTGAAAGCATGGCAACTACGTTGTTAGCTCTCAAAAGCTGACCAATACGGACCACGTCCGGATGTAGTTCAGCATCAATAGCGTCTGCAAGAATGTCATGAAGAATGTTAATCATCACATCATCTGCAGTTTCACGTGGACCAGCACTGTCTGCTAAGGCGTTTCCTAACTCTTTATCGGCCATAAGTTTACGGATCTTTGGAGCCATTTTGCCTGAGTAGACTGCATCAGATACAGCACCTTTCAGGTTCTTCAAAAGCTGACCATAAGCAAGAGTCATCGGCGGTTTCTTTAGATAGTTATCTCTATCTTGTACCGCAAGCTTAATAATCTCATGCACCTTATAAGCAAGGTCTGAGTTACCCATCTTATTTTCTGCGTACGCTTGACTATGTTTGAGAATATAATCTCGCATAGCGTCGCGAATATCGCCAGCCTGCGCATCTTCCTCTACCATTTCGCCGTTGTAAAGTTCGGCAACAGTAAAGTCATCAAGGTTCTTAGTAGCCCCTTCACTACGCAATACGCCAACTCGGTAAGCAGCTTTCACTACGCCGATCTGCATCAAGTTAGAAGCAGGTCCGTGAGTCTTACCATCAATCTCTACTCCCATGTTTGAATGGAACCTATCATTAGCGTCGTACTGATAAAGCTCATGAGCCGCTTCAATAAGGTTCAAGCCTTCAAGACCTTCAGACATAGCTTCTACAAGCACGCTTTCCGGCACGTCAAGCTTCGGAGTTGACTGCAAAGCTGGTGGTACATTGATACCTTTCTCTTCAAGAGTTATTTGACCTAGCATTTCTGTGGTCTTCTTGTCTGTATCATTATCCATCAGCGAGTTAGCAATACTTTGACCGGCAGTAACGTAACCTGACAAAGCACCATGGTTTGGCGAGTTCCACTCACGATCAAAGGCCTTTACACGCTCATCAGGCAAGAGCTTCTTAGCTCCCGGAATCATGAGCATGGCAATCATTTCTTTGAACATGAGTTCTGAATCGCTTCCAGATCCTTTACGAATCTCACTCGGCTTGGCACCGCCCGTTACGAACCGCATCCATGGAATACCTTGTGGATTAAAGCGAGTCTGAGCTACGTGCATACGCGTTTGTAGCTCTTGCAACACGAAGTCAAGGTGATTAACTCTATTACTGTATCGGCCAATCGTATTCATGGTTTCAAGAAACCGTACGATTTGTTTTTCCATCTCAAACCGTGGATCGTATGAGTCATCTCCTTCCATGGCCTTTCTTTTCTTCTCACCTTGAAAAGACACAAACTTTTCAGGGCCGATGTTAAAAAGGTTACCGATCTTGGGGAGCGCTTCACCACGCTTAATATCTACGAGAGCCTGCATAGCAAGCTGCGTAAAGATCTTACGACGAAGTGGATCAACGATGTGGCCTACTGAGTTCATATTATCGCGAGCTTCTTCAACGCGCTTAATACGACGGTTAACTACAGCAGTAGTCTTTTCTTTACGAATAGTTCTTGCTTCGCCTTCACCAAGTCTCTTAGCAATAGGACGTGGAACTGTAGAAGGAGGAATTTCTTGCTTGATAAAGGCGTCGGGCTTGGCCGCTTCGGCTGCACGTAACGCTACTTGACCAGCAGGTGTGAGCTTAAACTTCACATTGCCTTCACTTTCGTTAGTAGTTCTTTCATAAAGTTCGGGATTTGCTGAGTGGTACATCTCTTTTGCAAGAGTACCTAATACCTCAAACTGGTCGTTAGCTACACCAGCTTCTGAGTATTCGTCAGTAGGCCGGCTAGCAGCAAGATTTTGTTCACGCTTCCAAGCACGAAAGATCTCACGACCAAGCGCGGCATTACCTATACCACGTCTCATTTCACCTTCTTCATCGACCATCTTATTTGTTTCTTGGTCAAAGGCATCAGGCTCTTGATCAGCTTCAAAGGATTGGTTGCTTGCAATAAAGCGTTCAGTTACCATGCCCATAGTGCGGGAGAACATGGGATCGACTTGTGTAACGCCATCTTCACGCAGTTTACCAGCATCAAATCCTTGTGGATCAAACAGAACGCCTTTCGTAGAGAGTGGATTGATGCCTACACCTTCGGGACTGGCACCAGCAAACCCTACTCCAAGAGTTTCTTTTTGAGTAAGAAAGGCGCCACCAACTGTAGCGCCAGTATCTTCCATCTTACTTTGAAAAAGGTCGGAGAATTTATCTGCACGTAGAATAGACTCTCCAAACCCGTCATTTGTAATACCATCATAGGTTTCAGATAAAGCAGGAACCCGCTCTTCTTCTCTTTGAGCTGCCGCCATGTCAGCGTACTTAGCTTCTTCAAATCTCTGTCGAGACTCTTGCATCATACGTTGCTGATCTTGTGGGCTGATTGGAGAACCACTACGTTCAGGCGGAAGTTGTACCTTTTCTTTTGGATCTCCTAATTGTATTTCACCAGCCGCAGCTTGTCTTGCCAGCTCTTGAATATTACCTTCACGAGTCTGTACAGGCTGCTGTTCAAGAGAAGGAGGACCAGCTTCAATCATTCTTTCAACGACAGTCTTAGGCCGCAAAGAAAGCTGACGCTGACTACGAGCAGCAGCTTCTTGGCCAGCCTGTTGACCAACGTTTTGTGTTACTTTAATTGCCATCCGGACCTCCGAAACCCCATTGTGGTAGATCTTTAGTTTGTTGATGTATTGCTTGAACTAACGGCGAAATGCGAACTGCTGCATAACCCGGAGTCTTTTCACCTGTTGCTACATCCACGCCTAGACCTCCCAATCTTAATGCTTTACTTAATGCAGCTGACTCGCCTGACACGGTGCCAAACGCCCAGCCAATATTTGTTTTGTATCTTTCTTCATACATCGGAAAGACAAAGTCAATTACACGCTCACCTGTACCAAGCAGACCACTAGCTCCTACACCACGACGAATGTACTCAGCTCCGCTAAAGTAAGGAGTTGTCTTGCCGTATTTCAGCAGGTCTTTCAAATGCTGTGATACGAATCCAAGCAAGATCATTGTAGACATGGTCGCAAAGATATTATACTTCATAGCCGGTGTACCACGCTTTACGTATTCTCCCCACATCTTTGGAATATGGTTAGCTGTAAACGTAGCAATAAAGCCTTGGAACTGAGTAAAGAACGCAAACCTTGGATCTTGAAAAATCTTAGGTCTGTTAGCCGCTTGTGGCATAGCTACAGCTTCATTAACAAAGTTAAATGTAGCGTCACGCATAAAGTCGTCAAACAACTTATTACGTTCTTCAGTAGCTTCAAAAGGATTACCGTCAGCGTCTTTACCACTAATGTAGTTCATCATAAACTCAACATCAATGCCAAGATTACGAATAGCTTCTTCAGCTTCAGCAGCTTCGTTAGTAAATACACCAGTATTTCTAGCAGCGATTACAACAGACAGATGATCAGTAATAAAATCACCAGCAATCGCAGCCCGTGAGGCACGCGTAGCATTAGTCCATTGCTGCAGCAGTATAACTTTAAAGTACATGTCAAGGATCTTTTGACGCCAATGACCTGTTTCACTAACACCTGTAGTATGAGCAGCACCAACTTCCCAATCGAAGAAGCCAAGATCTTTAGCTACTGCATGGCCACCACTATCACGCTTGTGAGGTGTTGGCATATTTGTAGCAGCGCCATAAGCTCTTGTTGCAGTGTTACCAATCTCGTCTACAAAGGCTCTAGCCATAGAGTTTAGACTACCATCTTTCTCTTTGCCTTTGCCGAAGATCTGATCGACAGTCATGCCTTTGAATACAAGCGCAGCTTCAACAAAGTTTGAGATAACCGCAAGCGGTAGACCAGTAATAGTAGTAACAAACAACAGGTTCTTTTGAACCCAGTTAATTACAGGATTATTAAGTCTCTTGTAGTTACCAGACTCTGCGTCAAAGTAGTCTTTCATCTCTTTAGCAAGCGCGTCTACTCTAGCCTTTGCTTCGTTAGCTCCCATGCCGGACTGAATAAGTTCTTTCTCAATCTTAGCAAGACGGTAGTTAAGCTTTTTGTTATCACTACCAACGTACTCTTCAAGCACGGTATAACGAACAGCAGACTTAGCCGCGTTAGAGATGTTTGTGAATAGGTCGTTTTCCATAAATGGCGCAAACGCTTCTCTTTCAGACAGACCAAGATCACGCTGTTTATGAGAACCTGGCTTGAACTTCTTACGGTCAGTTACTGAGAAGGCGTCATCAAGAGAGGCTACACCATCCATATTAAGAATAGCTTCGGCCACTTCTTTTGCCTGATCAGGGTTCATATTATACTCTTGCATAAGAGCAGCTTCAAACCCAGCTTGATTAGCTTCAACAGCTTCTTTGTTAATTGACTTGAACTTAGACAGATAGTCGAAAATATAACCAAGATCTTTGTTATGTACTGCCTGCATTGAGTGCAGCCGGTCGCCAACGTCTCGAAGTAGTTTATTAAATGCTATAAACTCAGCCTTCTTATCAGCAAGCGGGCCTTCAAGATCTGTATCCCAGTTTATTTCTCTACCTTCGCTCTTTGCCTTGGCAAGCGCGCGTTGATATGCAGTATAGTACTCTTCACTAAACTGAATACGTGAACTACGCTTATCGTTTCTATCAAAGGCAGCTAGCAGTCTATCTACTCCACCCATCATGTTACGAACTTCAGTAATCAAATGGTGTTTACGATTCTCGTATGTAGCGCCACTAGTAGATCTTTGAAGATTAGATCCTACACTTTCACCAAATACACGTG